ACTTGGAGTCCCATGGTAAAGAGCATCTGAATCTGCGTGATATCATTAGTCGTCCGAGTCAATAGACTGGGGATTGAGAAACGTTTAATTTCTGTCTGGGAGTAATCCAAAACACGATTAAAAATATCGCTTCGTAGGTGAGTCGTATAGGATGCTGCAACTCGAGCGGCAAAAAATCCAACTGTTACAGATGATAGGAAGGCTAAGAATGACAAGCCCATCATCTTAGTTGCTGGCGACCAAAGGTCTCCCAACTCCGTACCTGGCGTTCCGAGTAATTCTGTTATTTTTGAAACGTAAGTCGGTACTTCTAACTCTAGATAGACCGAGCAACAGGTAAAGAGAACAGTTATTAGAATCATGCCCCACTCTTTTCCTGTGATACGCTTAGCGAGTCTCTTCATTCTTACCTCCTATTTTTTCTACATTTGCTTGTAGTTTTCCAAGGACTTCTTCAAAGATAACGAGCTTCTCTTCAGAAATACCATCAAGTAAACTACGGTCAATTCGATCAAAGAACGACTTAACTTGCTTCATTTGAGAGCGTGATTTTTCGGTCAAATGAACAAATTTCGCCCGTTTATCACTTGGACTCACCTCCAACTCTACCAAACCATTTTGCACCATACGCTTGACTAAATTACTAGCAACTGACTTGGTAATATTGAGTTCTTGTTCAATATCTTTGATGAGTGTTAATTCTTGTTCATGCTCACGACGTTCTAAAAAACGAATGACCTGCCCTTGCGGTCCCCCCATAAATTCAATACCACAACGCTTGGCTTCTTTTTGTACCATCAGATGTAACTGGTGACCAAAACGTTTAAAGACCAACATCGGTTTATCCATGCTTTCTCCCTTCTAAGCGAAAATAGTTCTCATAAGAACATTTAAGTTTCCATGAGAACTATTTTATCATTTTCAGAAAAGATGTCAAGAAAAAAGTTTCAATAAGAACTATCTGCTAATCATTGACAATAGTGGATAATTTATCTATAATAAGCCTAACTTATCATGTAAAGCGAAATTTTCGCACTAGAATTGGGAGAATTTTTAGATGAAACAAGAGAATCAGCAAATCTTAGGAATTCTTGCTATCATCTTTGGGGCCATCTCCCTTCTTGGGTCTTGGATACCAATTATCAACTATCTGTCATTAATTATTGCTGTCCCTACTTTAATCTTGGGAATTATCGGAATTGTCCTCAGTCCTAAAAAACAAAAAACCTTGGCTATTCTCGGAACCTCCTTTGCCCTTATTGCAATTATCGTTTCCATAATAACTCAATTCCTTTTTTCGAATATCTTAAACGACTGGGTAACTAAATATAACCACACTTATAGACAAGAGATTCCTTATTTTGAAGGAGAACAGGGTGGAAACGTACCAGACACTAGTATCGATGAATACCAAGACGAGGACGACATTGAAGAAGACCAGGGCTTCACTTGGACTCAAGACCAGTTTGATGCCTTAGTCGAAGGTGACATTTCCAACAGAGGACAAGGCGGGAGCAATTACCAGGATGTTATTAACAAATATGGAATTCCAGACTCCGTTACAGACTCAAATGACGGTGATTATCAAACTAAAAGAATTTCCTACATTTCCCTTGGTTCAGAAAGCAAAGCTGTCATTTTAACCTTTGTAAAACAGGAAAATGGGCAGTTTCTTCTAATCCATAAATTTTCAATCGGCTTAGATCAAGAGCAACAAAAAAACTCAGATATGACTATTTAAATATAAAATAAAAAAGCGAACAGAATCAAAACTGTTCGCTTTTTTATTAAAATCCATCTACTTTTAAAAATGCTATTACATATATTTACATCAAATTCCTATATATTATAAAATCGCTACATTTTCAGCTTTAAAATAATTGTTTTTACATCGTTTTACAGAAGTTTACGACATTTTTGCCCCTTTTATGCCCCTTATTTTTTTCAAAAAACTTTATAAAAACGCTTGACTTTCTCGGTATACCGTGATATAATATAATCAAGATAAGGAAAGGAGGTGAGGAAGTTGAACAAAGAAGATTGGCTTAGGTTACTTGAAAAGGCGATAGATAATATCCCTGAAACAGTAACTGCTATCGCAAGTCTGGTGACTGCAATAACAGTCGCAAGGCAAAACAAAAAGCGTAAACCAAACTCCCGCAAAAGAAAAAGGTAAACGCTAAGAGGTGGGGGCGAAAGCCCCTCACACCTCTATTTTATCAAATGAAAAGAGGAAAAGCAATGGTTAGTGCAATAGCTATTTTTATAATTGCAGTCAATGTATATATTTATCTAAAAAATAAAAAGGACAAATAAGTATGAGAAAAATTATTCAAGAATTATTAGACAGTTCGATGTCTACATCTACTATTTCGCAAGGCGCTGGAGTTCCGTGGACTACTGTTTCTGACCTTAGAAAAGGAAAAACAAGCATGGACAAAATGGCCCTTCTAACAGCAGAAAAGCTCTATGAATTTGCTACAGCTGATAAGCAGTGATTTCGGTCACTGCTTTTTTTATTTTGAACAAACAAAAAACCGCTAGCATAGGCCAGCGGTTTCTGTGGGTATAATTAATTTGTTCTTTCTTTTTTTATTTTAGCTATTTATCTGTGATAGTAATTAAGCCATCAGGCTCAACCGTAAACGCTGGTTTTTCATCCAAGCGACCATCAGGAAGAAGTAGGTACCAGCCATCATTGTACTTAATGAAAGTATCTGATTTCATGTCACCATTGACTGAATCACAGTAGTACCAGTTGTCGTAGTATTTAATCCATCCAGTCTGCATAGAACCATCACGATTGAAGTAATACCATTTATCTGCAATTTTCTTCCATGCTGTAGCCATATACCCGTCCTTGTCGAACCAGTACCAGAACCCGTCGGTATGTTTCAACCAACGGTCAGCGTACATGTAACCATCTGCATCAAAGTAGAACCAAGACTTATTCTCTTCGATATATTCGAATCGATTTTTAGGAAGTGTCCCGTTTGAACGAACAAACCAGTAGCCCTTGTCGTTATTCTGCCAACCTCTCTTAATTTCTTCAGGATTTGAATTAGAATTAGTCAAGCGATAAGCGTAGAAGTATGGAGAGCCTGCAGAATACCAAATTTCATCATGGTCGTTAACAGTAATACCATTACGTGCATAGTTACAATGAATGATATTATCCGAATCTACAAACATACCTGTATGTCCGCCTGCGCCACTAGAGTACCCACGGCGACCCCAAATAAAGATATCTCCACGCTTGGCATCCCAAGGTTGATTCTCAGAGATGAGCTCGTAACCGTTTTTAATCAACCAGTCATGTTCATACTCAGTATTGACCGCCCAACCTGCTGAAACTGCTCCAGCTTCTCGCAATGCATAGTATACAGATGATGAACAATCATATGAATAAGGTCCATCACGATGCTCCATACTATAAGTTACATTGCCTTGTTTAGCTCGCATCCAAGCGATAGCTGTTTCAATATTTACTGCCATGATTACTGTCCTTTCCAAGCATCATTCATCTGTTTAACCGCTGACTCCACGAATGTATCGAGGTCACTGTCAGTCATGTTAATGTTGTACTTTCTAAGCTCCGCACGGATTTTAGTACGTGCCTGTTCCAACTTCTCCTCTCCCTTGTAGCCAGTCTCAGAGGCAACCTGCTCCACAGCATTAACTGCGTTCTTAGCTAGAATTTCAGCGATTTTTACCGCTTTTTCTCCGCCTTTTCGTAAAAGATAATCTTTTACTGCTTTTACGATATTGCCTGTTGCCACAGCTAAAAATCCTGTAGCAAATGCAATAATGATTTCGTTAAATTGTGACATATGTTATTCTCCTTTGTTCTTATCTTCATCTTTTTCAAGCAAGCGCTGAAACGCTTTTAAAATGGGCTGAAAAAGAGTGATATTTCCTTTTAATTTGCGGTAATTTTCAACGAGCGATTGAAAAGTAAATGCGATATACCCGAGATAGATCGAGTACAAGAATGCGAATCCTGTCTTCTCAGGTAAGAGTACGGACATTGGGATAAGGATCATTAGTAAGAGAACCCCTAAAACCTTACGAAGGAGTCCGTTGATACCGATTTTGCTCTTATACTCGATATCGGGATTGGCTATAGCAGCAATCGTTCCTGTTAAAAAATCAATGATTTCCATTGAGACAATCAAAGCTAGAGCGTACAAGACTAGTCCGTCTTCGGTCTGGACGACGCTACGTAAAAAATTGAAAAATTCGATTTGCATATATCTCCTTTCTAGTGTGCAACTGGATTGGTTTCAAGCTCGCTTTCGTTCTTTTGTCCTTCCCACTTCCAAATTGCAAGAAGGCCATTTTGAGATGGTCCACCTTCAAGTTGTTTAAGAGATTCGCCTTTGTAAGTAAAAGCCTGATTTGTCTGAATTAAGACACGCTTGCCCTCGCCATTCAATTCGGCGTGTTCAGGATCTTCAATCACAAACATATCGCCCGACTGATAAGCCTTACCTTCCTCAGCCAATGGGAAGAGTTCGACAAGTTCCTTGTAGGTTGTACCGTAGGCAATTTTCTCACCCATGATTGAGTCTTGTGCCATGACACGTACTATCTTGTTAATTCTATTGGTTAATTCAAGCAATTCGTTCTGCTTATTTTCAGTTTGGGTAAGCTTCTGTACGGTTTGCTCGATTTTAGATTGAGCTTTGACGATTGCACTTCCTGGATCTAATTCAGATTTCACAATATCCAGAACCGCCTGGATAAGTACATCTTCTTTTTCTTGTGTACGATCACCTACCAGCTCACGCATGTTGGTGCTGTAACGATTACCTTCTGATAATCGAATTTCTACGACTGTGACTGTGTTGTCTCCAAGACCACGAGTATATGGCTTGCTTGCTAGATTATAGTTATTTACTGACATTAGTTACTTCCTTTCACTTCTTCAAATTTTGCTTTTAATTCTTCATCGGATTCGATGATTCGTTTCATCTGTTCGAGTTCCATAGCTGTAACTGTGTATAGAGCTTCTAGCATAGCTGATTGAGTAACTTCATTGCTGACTCGCTCACCTAACGTTTTAATCGTCAGACTGCTGATTTGTTTGTCTTGTTCGTTCATGTTGTTTCCAACCTTTCAATTTTTTGATTTAATTCTTGAATAGCCTTAATGAGATAAGGTACGAATGTGTTGTAGTCAATGTGCAAGAAATCATCTTCGTTATCAGGATTTCTTGAAATTGCTTGTGGGATGATTTTCTCAACTTCTTGTGCAATCAGTCCGACTTCTTCGTGTTTGTGATTTTCGATGAAGTCAAATTCGACCATATCAAGCTTGTTGATAATATCCATAGCTTTGATTCTTGTTGGTAAAATATTCTCTTTCAATCGCTTGTCGGATGCCCTGTCGATATGATACTTGACAGATCCGTCACCAACTTGATTCCACCAAACAACTGAGTTCTTACCCCCTTTTCGAGGAGTTGAACCTGTACCGTAAATTTCAGTACCGCCACGCATATAAACATCTTTATAAAATGAATTGTTTCCATAAAAGTTAACAGAGCTAGTGCTTGAAAAATCGACTGTCCTATAAAATGATGCGTCACCTCTACAAAACATTGCACCAGAATTAGTCACATACCAAGCGTTATTACCTGGTTTGCCCCAATCGTTTCCCCAGTTAACCCATAAGCACGTTTGATTTACTTGCCAACCACCGTCTGACATACCAACTCTAAAACTGTTGCTACCAGTCAGCCAGAACGTTGTCTGGTCTTTATCATGCGTACCAATTTGGAATCCTCCGATTTTGCCCTTATAACCTTCAAGTAAGGTTGCTGATACGACTACTGATCGTAGCTTGTTAATAAAGGCAGTTTTAGCAGCAAGCGTATCTGTAAAAACATCACTAGCTACTAGCTTCTTCGCTAGAGCAGTATCAAATATCAATTTGTCTGCTGCAATCGAATTTGAGCGAATGATGTCAGTGTTCAATGTTCCAATCTGTGCATCACCAACAAACAATCGCTTGAAATAACCATCTATGGCTGTGATTTCATCTAGTAGCGTTCTACCTTTTAGACGGATTTTAGCAGCTTCAATCAGAATGTTATTGCTATTCAGATTGATTTGTGAAGCAATAGCACCAGCATTCGTCAGCGTTTGTATTGCGTACGAATCAGAAAGTTGAGTCACTTTCGTTTGTGTGACTACATCTTGTGCCGATGTATCATCCCTGAATTCATTTGGAGGTGTTTCACCTCTAATAAGCGATACCTGACCAATCGCAACTTGTCCATTCTTCATCAACCAAATTTCCAAAGGGAATTCTTTTCCTTTAGTCGATGATTTCTTGACGGTCATCGTACCTGTGATGATTTGAATGCCAGTTTTTGTAAAGGTAACTCTATCAGATGCAATGCCACCGTCACTCGCCCACAACTCGATTCCTAGAGGTGCATCTGGTAACACATCCACCCATACTTCCATGCGATAGCTGAGCTTTTCGCCCTCTGTAAATGTAGATGTATTAAGTGGTAATCTGAAACCGTGGTAGACTGAATTGGTCTTACCAGTATTTGTAATTCGTAGCAACTTAGTATTGGATGAAACTTCAACCACATCTGCATCAGGTTGTTTCTTCTCCCACTTGCTGAAATTTGTTGGGTCAAATACAAGATTATAATTACTTCCAGTGATTTTTTTGACTTCTGTTTGAAAAATTTGACTAGACATAACAAGTCTTGAAACGTTATCTGTCACAATTTGCTCAGTCGTACCTAAAATCCTCTCATATAGCTGACTTGTCTCTTTTACACGTTGGAAATCGTTCTGGTCAACTTTTCCACTTATTTGACTAGAAATTGTAGCAAAACGGCCATCCGAGGTTTCTTTATATTCAGCTAACTTTTGTGTGACTTGTATCCGTGTTTCTTCCGCTGCCCTTTTTGCTTCTTCAGCACTTTCAGCAACCTGAATTGCCCTCGCTTGAGCGTTTTCTGCTAATTCCTTAGCCTCTTTCGTCTGTTTGTAGGCATCATCAAATTGACTAGGCTTGTATGTTCCTGTTCTACTACCTCGAACCAAAATAGGTTCTTTGAACTCAATCCAGCCATTTTTAGCAAGGTAAATATAGAATGGATAGTTTGCGTCCTCGCCAAAAGCGAAATCTTCTTGGACTGTGAAAGTCTTTTGAAATTCTTGCCACTCGTTTAGAGGTGGCCTATTTTTGCCAATATCAGATGATAAAAGGATTTTATTTAAACCGTGATTTTTGACGTTAAAAGCAAAAGAACTGTCTGGATATTCTCTAATACGATATTTAAATCCTAATGTGTAGGTTTCGTCCCGATAGATTTTTTTAACGTAGATCGGCAATGAAAAACCTGACCAGTTATAACCAGTAAGCCCCTGTGCCTTGATTGTGAAAATACCATCTGCGACAGATACGCTTGCTTTCGGGTTGTTGTTACCGACAAGCGTATGCTTGTTCATTGTCATTGAATTGACAATCAAGTTGTTATCATCTGTGACGTACTTTCCAACCTCAGCCTGGAATCTTTGGTCGCCCAGAACTAAACGTGAAGCATTTCTTGAAATATCACTCTCTGAACTGCCTAAAATACGCTCGTATAGTTGACTTGTTTCTCTTACACGTTGAAAGTCTGTTTGATTGGCTTTGCCAGACACTTGACTTGCAATACTAGCAAATCTTCCTTCCGTATCTTGCTTGTATTCAGTAAGTTGTTCTTCTTGCCTGTTAACTCTATCAGCCATTGAAGCAAATCTGGTTTGAGTTTCGTCTGCAATATGCCTAGCTTCATCTGCTAATTCAGCACTCGCACTAGCCTTATTCAGAGCTTCTTCTGCTTTTTTCTTGGCTTCATCAAATCCTTCTGGGCTGAAATCGTGGAATCGTCTGTCTATTTCATCTGATAGAGCACGCTTGTTTTCTTCTGCTTTTGCTTTAGCAGCATTGACTTCATCTTCAAACTGATTTTTGATTTCTTCAACTTTACGATCAAAAGCTAAATCAGCATTTTGGATTTCTTTAGCTAGTTTTGCTTCAAAGATTCCATCTAAGTGTTGAGTTTCGTTTTTGACTGCATCACTTACCGCATTACCGATTGCGTTTGCTAGACCGGATTGGAATTGACCGAAGCCGATAGATTTCAATTTTTTTGCCATTGGTGAGTAAGTGTACTTAGTAATCTTCTTGCGCACATCAAGATTGTATTGCTCGTGGAAGATACTCACAACATCAAACATCTGAACAGGCACGTCACTTTGGCCGACAACCTCAATCTCAAGGCTATCTTCAAGCATATCGCACAATGTTGTTCTGAAATACTGCTCACCATATTTACGAAGGCTTGCTTCATCCTTCACATCCTGGTCATTAACTTCAATCACATCTTCATAGATTTGACTATACTTGTTAATGAGTTGACTATCAATCGTAACTGTGAACGTACGATCAGGTGCCTTCTCTCCCTCACCTTTGACTGTCGCGATGAAAGTAATTCGAGTTTTTAAGGATTTGGTAGATGTCTTGTGCTGATAGCTAGACAGGTTTTTCTTGTACATAAAAAGCGATTCATTCTCTGAACCGCCATTTTTTAAGAGTCGAACCTGATAGCCGTGGCGAACAAGGTCGCCACCCCATTGACCAATAATAGAGTGTTTATCTTTCGCGAATACTTCCATGGCATTCTTAGAACCGATATTAAAGGTGTGTCTATCTTCAATATCAGAAAAGAATGAGAACGGATTATCTCGAGTGATGCTTCCAGCGAAGCGACTCAAGGCAGTCGATCCAGTCGCTCTATCTAAAGAGATAGGACTGACTACATAGTTATTCAAGAGAGTGAATACTTGATTCGCATAGACTTGAATATAGCCGTGCTTCTTCTCAACCTCAAAAATGACGAAATCCTGTTCACCGTGAAGGTCATCAGCCGTTAAGAAAGTCTCTTCCTTCAACTTCTCCCACAAGGGATTAGAAGTAGGAAAACGGAAGCTCAATTGGTAGATGCTGTTATCTTCTTGAACAATTTCATCCGCATAGGTAGCGTTCAGAGGCATATTCCCATTTGTTAAATAAATCAAATCTTATACCTCCAGTTTGGTCGAATAGTAATCTTACGAACATTTCCAGTAAATGAAATACCAACCTTACCAGTCGGGATTTCGAGGAACCCTCCACGTTTCCGAAGTGTATTCTGAACCACACCAGTAGCATTGTAGATGTTCTGCTTGCCTTGCCTACAATCAATAATAGCCTTAGTCTTAATCGCTAGATACATGGTCTTACGACCAATCGTAAGAGAGATATCACCATCCCCCTCAACCTCAATGATTGGTTCAGAATAGATTGTTCCAAGATTTGTAATTGTATCAGATGCAGTCAGAACAACAGGTTCTACGCTCTTCTGATATCGGAACGGTTGCATGTCTAACTTGATTTCTAACTTCCAAGCATGATTTCCAAAAGGTTCAAAACTAGCAGTCACGTAGTTAGCATAAAACAATGAGCCAAGTTGATAGCTAAATTCCAAAACGTTATCATTCGATTGAAACTTATCAAGTATACTTGATATCTCAACCATTTTTTTAACGTGAAAAATGAAGGTTCTTTCGTAACTGTCGAAAGAACCATCTAATACACGATAACTGCCATTGACTCCATAAAGATCAGCCTTCTCTCCTTTCGGCTTAGCAGCCTCCACCTTCCCAAAATCTGTCACAACACAACCAGGAAGGCTTGATGTATTAAAACCGTTGATGATCATATAATCCATTAAATTCCTCCCCTCGCATAAATAGCACCATGTTGTTCATAGGTTTTGAGTGAGATAATGTCATTGTCTAGATAGACATCTGACGATTTCTCAAGGATAGCAGTAAGGATTCTCTCCATACTTGATCTCAGAATAGCTATCTCAGACACGGTTTTGCTATCATGTGCTTCAAATTGAGCTGATGGCATAGCCAATTGCGCTTCTAGACTTTTAGTAACAGATGCAGAGGATTTCAGATCCAGGTTGTCTTCTGAAAATACATCTGAAATTTCATCAGCCATTCCTCCAACCGTTTGTTTGACATCCTTAAATTGGTCCTGCAATCCTTGGTCTAACCCTTTCATGATTGCAGTACCGGCAGGGATTAAGAGTTTACGGTCATATTCAATTGGCCCTTTGTGGTCACGAATCCAACTAGCGATTCCACCTACAAAGTCAGTTACAGAAGACCACATTGATTTTAGGCCACTCAAGAAACCTTGTAAGATTGCTTGACCTGCTCCGAATAAGTCAATATTCCACAATTGGTCAAAGAATCCCGTCACATTGCTTACAAGACTAGATACAGCATTTGACATAGTATCCCATGCACTCTGTGCCCCTGATACCAGACCATCAATGATGCTAAGTACGCTAGCTTTTAAAGCTTCCCACGCAGAACTTGCCGTTGACTTGATGCCTTCCCACAAGCTAGAGAGAAAATTCATGAAGCCGTCCCAGATACTTTGAGCTCCCTGCACAAAACCTGTTATCAGGCTTATTACAGTAGATTTTATCCATTCCCAAGCCACTGAAGCAGCCGACTTGATAAACTCCCAAATCGCAGATAAGGCAGCCGAAAAATTTTCAAAAACAGCAATACCATAGCCAACAATAGCATCCACAACACCAGAGAAGTATGTTTTAATACCTTCCCATATCAAAGAAATGCCATTTTGAATACCTTCCCAAATCAGAGAAAGGTCAGCTCCAAGCTGGCTAAAGTTACCTGTAACAAGGTCAATGATAATCAAAACTGCACCTAGAAAGATTGATTTGATAACTTCCCAAACACCTTGAAAAATCATTTTAATGCCTTCCCAAATTTGAGTAAGACCATCTGATACATTGTTCCAAATATTCATAAATCCATCTATGAACGGTTGAATAACTATCATGATAGCTGTAGTAATTGCTGTCCATGCCACAGATGCAGTCTCTTGGATACTTACCCATAGGTCAGAAAAGAATGTTACAACAACCGTCCACATCGCTTTCAAAGATTCTATGTAAGCAGTCCAAGCTGTAACGACTCCTTCCCATAAGAGGATAGCACCTTCAGAGATGCTAGACCAGAGATTTACAAAGAAGTCAGCAATCCCAATCCAAGCTTGTTTAATCCATTCCACAAAAGATGACCAAATTTGTTGTCCAGTTTCTGTTTGTGTGAAAAACCATACCAGCGCAGCAGTTAATGCAGCAACTGCCGTTACAATTAAACCAATCGGATTAGCAGATAACACCGCATTAAAAATACCAAATGCTCCACTTGCCCCCATTGTTGCAGCTGCATTAGCAGCTTCAGCAGCGGTTAAAGCTCCTGTTCTAACGAATTGAGCTAACATTAAACCATTTGTGATAGCTAGAGTTGCATTCCTGATTGTTTCAATTCCTTTTATTACCGCTAAGACAGCTTTATATCCTGCCCATGCACTCGTAATGCCAACAACAGCAGATTTTAAGGCATCTAATGTAAGAGGTGAATCTTTTAACCAAGATGTAAATTTACTAAGACTTTCAGAGGCGTCTCTGATAAAACTTGTGATACTTTCAAAGGCAATGCCTAGCAGATTCACTCCCTGCTCTCCATCTTTAATCCCTAAAAGATCTCCGATGAAATCAACAATAATGCTTGCAACATTTCCAGCAACTGAACCAATATTCTCAAAAGTGACTCGGATATTGTCAGCGATGTTGACAATTTGATTAGCAGCACCATCGCTAAATCCAAGCATAGTCAAGATATCAATGTTGTCTTGCTTGCTCAATGATCCAAAAATCATATCGAAGAAGGTTTCAAAAATTCCTGTCACACGAGACAATTGGTCATAGACTGCACTTCCAAAATCATCTCCAAAAAGCTGAGAAGCAATCTGGCTAATCCCTTCGGTCAAAACTAAACCCAATCCAGAGAAAATATTTCCAACCATTGGTAAAAAGTTATCGAAGAGAAAGGTAGAGGTTGTTTCTGCTAAAGCTTGCAAAGATGGCAGAATATTTTCTCCCAATGCTAACTTTCCAAGTACATTCTGTGCAGATGCTTTCATTGCTTCGAATGATCCAGTAAAAGTAGATGCTGCTTCTTTAGCAGTCGTACCTGTAATGTCTAAATTTTCTTGAATAGCATGTATAGCATTATACACATCTGATAAATTGTTAATGTCATACTTAACACCTGTCAATTTCTCTGCATCTGCTAGTAGACGTTGCATTTCTTGCTTTGTACCACCGTAACCGAGTTTCAGGTTGTCCAGCATAGTGTAGTTCTGCTTAGCAAATCCTTGATATGCAGTCTGAATGCTTTCCATTGATGTCCCCATCTTATTAGCATTGTCTGACATGTCAATCATGGCCATATTAGCTGTTTCTGCAGCTTTATCAGTATCTCCACCAAGAGACTGCAATAGACTAGCTGAAAAGCCTGTTACGTTTTCCATATAGGCATTGGCTGATAGGCCTGTTGTCTTATAGGCCTCATTAGCATACCCTTTTACCTTATCAGCCGAGCCTTTAAAAAGGGTTTCAATACCACCAAGTGATTGCTGAAGTGATGCTCCCTCATTTAAAGCAGCGCTAAAGGCTTTTCCAATTCCAGCTGCTGCAATTACCTTTGTCATGACACTAACAAGACTAGAACCTAATGACTGCCCAGCACTTTGTCCTGCTGCGCTAGCTTCAGGATTTAGAAGTGATTGGATTTTCCCAGTAATACCTCTTGCTGATGGTATCAATTGTACATAAGCCTGTGCTATTTCTGTCGCCACTAATCCTCACCCCCTATCTTTTCTAGAATTTGCTGACGATACTCTTCAAAGTCCTCACCAGAATCAAAGATCATCTCATTACTTTCTTTAGCTTTAGTTTTTCCTGTCAATTCTTGTGCAATCATTTTTGGTTTATTGATTCCTTTTTGACCATCTGTTGTTTTAAACCATACAAGCGCAGATAATCTATCTACTACACTTGCAAGCAAGAGAGTGTCAAAGGACACTTTACTATTGCTTATTGCTAGTTTGATACGAGAATCATCCTTTAAACCAAAAGCAAAGACAGCCACCTGGCTAGCAGGTAGCTGTCTGTAGTCAAAAATTCCATAGGTTTCAGCTAAATCACAAATAAGAGAATCTTCGTCTATTTGAATCATTCTAGCAAGGAGCGCTATTTTTTTAATTGGTCCTGACTTGTGAAAATCTCACTAATTTCTGAACCCATTTTATCCAAAGGAACAATTCCATCAGCATTCCGAACATGATCTTTCAAATCTTCCGACTTGTTACCAAGCATAAGTTTGACAACTTTTGGTAAAACTGCTGGATTGGTATCTACTTCTGCAATAGCTTCAAGCAACTCATAGTTTTCCAAGCGCTCTTTTGTGATTTCAAAAGCAAATCCAGTCGAAGTCACCCCACGGATTGTTTTAATCTGTGGGGCAGCTTCTTTATTTTTCTTTTTGCGATTTTGTTTTGACATAGTTAAGCTCCTTTGATGTATTCATAATGCGTGTCATCAGTAGCGTTAGGGAAGGCAGTTACTGTTGTACCGTATCCGAGAACACTTCCATCGTTATATGTGATTTCATCGATGGCAGTTACTTTTCCTGAAGGGATAACAATACGTTTAAGTACACCACCTTTTAGAACTGTTTCAATTACAAGGCAGTGATGTGGCAATTCTTTTGAATTTGCCTTAATTGTAATTCCTGATGCCAAATCCCCAGATACATTATCTGATCCATAAACTTCCTTCAAAACATCTAAATTCAATGCTTCAATAAGCATATATTTGAATGTGTCTGGTTTTTCTTTTTGAACTGAACTTACAATTACGCCACCCCATGCTTTAATATTTTCAGACTCTGGAGAGTTACTGTTGGTCATACCATCTTCTGAAATATATCCCAGCGCTTTAAAAGCTTCATCTAGTTTTGTTGTTGCATCTGTCGGTAATGCTGTTCCAAGAGGTGCAGAATAAACTGCTCCTCCGATTTTAGGTTTAGCAGTCGTTACGTTTGATTCTGTTGCCATTTAATTTCTCCTTTTTAAAAATAATTAATATCAAAAACGGCTTGATATCGATATTGTTTTGTTTCGGTATCCGTAAAATTATAATCACTGTTCAGGTGGACACCACAGATTTCATCTAATTCAATCAATCCCTTTACAGCTTTTTTGACTTTCACATTGAGCTCTGCAGCCTTCTGCATAGTTGGGCCATAACTTTGGAAAGCAAAGGTTGCACTACCAGAATAATTTCGCTCCTTACCACCAGTTTTTTGAATAATGACAAAGCTATCGGGAGCTTCAGCTTCATGCTCAAAAAATGACGGTACATCTAAATGACCGTCAAG